GTGCCAAATCTACTTCTTTCCGGTCCCGCAGGATGTGGTAAGACAACAGTAGCAAAAGCACTTTGTGCTGAGTTAGGAGTAGATGTTTATGTCATCAATGGATCAGATGAAGGACGGTTCCTCGATACCGTCAGAAACAACGCAAAAAACTTCGCATCAACAGTCTCATTATCCTCTGAGGCCAAGCATAAAGTCATTATCATCGATGAGGCAGACAACACCACACCAGATGTACAATTGTTGCTTAGGGCCAGCATTGAAGAGTTTTCAGGCAACTGTAGATTTATCTTCACCTGCAATTATAAAAATAAAATCATCGAGCCGTTACACTCCCGGTGTGCTGTGGTCGAGTTCGGCATACGTGGGAAAGAAAAGCAGGAGATTGCGCTTGCTTTCTTCACCAGACTTAACTATATCTTGGACCAAGAGAGGTGCGAGGCTGACAAGAAGGTCTTAGCTGAACTCATTAATAAACATTTTCCAGATTGGAGAAGAGTTTTAAATGAGTGTCAAAGATACTCTGTTGGTGGGAAAATAGATAGTGGTATTCTTGCACATTTTAGTGATGTTAAGGTAAATGATCTCGTTAAAAACCTCAAAGAAAAGAACTTTCCGGAAGTACGTAAATGGTGTGTCAATAACCTGGACAATGATCCTGGTGTCCTACTTCGCCGCATTTACGATTCTCTTTCAAATTCCTTGGTTCCTAGCTCCATCCCTGCTGCTGTTCTTATTCTTGCTAAGTATCAATATCAAATTGCCTTTGTCGCGGACCAGGAAATAAATATGCTTGCATGTCTAACAGAAATAATGGTGGAGTGTAAATTCAAATGATATTACCAGGAGCAACTGTTGTAGTTAAAAATCATAATTCCATTTATAATGGATATGAAGGATGTGTCCAGAGAATTAGTGGCGATAAAGTTGCTGTTCTGATGGATCAACATACTCCTTGGGATAAGATGATTACCTTTCAATTAAAAGAGTTGGAAGAAAAGACTTATGGTTTCCAATACTATCCAGACAAACCAATGAGGAAAAAGAAATGAGTGAACAAGTGACTAGAATAGTAGCATCTGCTCGAACTCGTTATGATCATCATCGGGTTTATAAATTTTATAATGATCCTAAAGAGTGGCGCAGTAATGGAGGTGTCCAGGTCTCTTGTCAGGATGGTAAAGTTAGTGTTAAGATATTCGAGAAGGATACTATTAATATCCATGAGGTAGAAATATGGTCAGAGAATGGAAAATGCAAAACCCGTCTGACAGAGCAATTAACACCTCCAGAGGAATGAAACCCCCTGTAACCAATCGTGATCTTTATGAGGAACTTCAAGC